TCAAACTCTTCAGCAGTAATTCCAAATCTAGCAAAGTCTCCATTGTCATCATCATCACCATAGTCTTCAAGATATGGACCGTAAGCAGCCTCAGTAATAGAATATCTTAAATCATCAGGATAAATAGACCAATCTACTTCACTAGGATCCCATTCTCTAGCTCTTTGATGAACCCAACCATCTCCAGCTTTTTTCTTTATATCATCTCTGCCTTCAAAGAATTCTGCAATCTTTTCTACTTTATCTTCATCGTGAATTTCAGAATTATTTGGGCCCTTAATTTGCTTAACTTTTCCATCTCTGCCAACTTCAATTGTAGCTTCTGGTTGGTTGAATTTATTTCTTAAAGAATATATAGTACAATCCCCATACTTAACACTGTCTGCATATGAACCAACACAGTGATGCATAAAACTGCCTTCAACATCTAAGTCGTTTGGATCTTCTACTCTTACCATCATAGATCCATCTTCAAATCTATGAACAATCTTTTCATCAATTAATTGCCCAGATTCATCTCTCTTAAAAGGCAAATAGAATTTTCCAGAACCTCTTTGTGTCATAGCTCTGTGCCATTCATTAGAATCTTCATATGCTTCTTCGAGTGATTTTGTCCCAATATTATAATTAGGATTATCTAAACTGTGAACTCTCCAAAAGTCGTGAATTTCATCTAGATTGTCTTTAATATCACGTAATTGTTTATTGTAATTCCATCTGTCATCGTAAGGATCATCATTTAATTTGTTAGCTCTTTGAAGTTTATATTGATACAATGCCCAACTTTGAAATCTTGGATCATAATCTTGAACAAGCTGCTTTTCAGTTCCAGATGGCTTATAACCTGATTCGAATAAACTTTTCAAATCATCAATCATCATAGAAGGATTTTGATTTAATGCACCAATAGCTTTACCTTTTTTGTCATTAGGTAATGAATGAACAAACTGAATAATCCCTTCACTTACACCTTTTGATTGTAAGGCGTTAATTGCATCTTCTATTGCTGCTAAAATTGTTCTGTTATACCACATAAATTTTTCCTACATTTTGCTTAAAATTCTAAGTAAAATTCGTTCTGCATCCGGTTTTAATTCAGATAACTTTTTTGTATTTTTATAATTGTCAAATATTAGTATGTAAATTCTTCTGTACGCATTTATTAATTCAACAAAAGATGATCTTTCTATCTTATAGCTGGGATCATTAATTATTGTGTCAAACATAATTTTCGCTTGAGTATTATTTTGAACCAATGGATCTTTTACCATTTGCTGCACATATATTTTTGCATCTTGAGAAAATTTTCTGTCAATATCAGGTTGAGACATACCTTGAAAATCTTCTTGCAAGGGGATGTGATTTTTGTATGTATTTCTTGATTGCTCAGGGTATCTGTAATAAGGTACAGACATATCTTGAGCAAATCTATACCACATTTATCTATTAGCTCCAGACAACATTTGAACAAGTTGTTGAGGATTTAATGTTGCTGGGTTGTTTTTTATTTGATTATAAAGATTAATAACTTGGGGATTTTGATTTATAGGCTGGCCGTTGAAAGTTCCACCCTGCTTAGCATACATATCAATAGTTTGCGATAAAGTTTTTATATTGTTTTGTTTTCCAAATGCAAACAAATTTTGAACAAATTGTTGAGGTGTAGTTGAAGCCAATGGAACGTTTTGCTGCTGAATCATTTGTGGTTGCTGATTTTGTTGAACTTGCGGAGGGTATTGTCCAACTTGTTGATATTGATTTCTATTAAGAGATCTATTTTGTCTTCGATTTTTCCAAAATTGCATCTGTTTATCATTTTGTCTCAAGGTATTAGCTAATCCTGGATAATCATAAATTGTAGCATTGCCAGAAAATATTCTTCCTAATCGGTTGTACCACGTTTCTCCAGCATTAGGATTATTATTAAAATCATAGATATCTCTTTGAACATTTTGAGCAATTCTGTCAACTTTATCAGCAAGTGAATAAAGATTTTTCTCATCTAATAATTTTGCAATTTTTAGTAATTTATCAGCATTCATATTCTTTCTCTTTAAAATGATACAAATATTAGGTTCTTATAAAAAAAGAAGCCCCCCTTTATTGGGAGGCTTCTTTTTCACATAACCAAAGATAATTATTGATTTTCTGAACTACATCACAACTTGTTTCGTAAAATCCACCTAAAGAATTTTCCACTTCTAAATGCAAATCTAATTCATCAATTATGTTCCAAATTGCTTTATGAGAAACAAATGATCCTTTAGGTTGCCAAATATTGTCTATTTTTTCATATTTATCGAACTCAAATTCTAATAAATATTCTTCCATCAATTCATTAAAGTTTATTTTTGATTTATCTAGTCTTTGGGTTTTTAATAATTTATAAAAATCTTTATCTGAAAAACATCTATTGTTTTCCATCATACATTCGATGAAAACTACAGCAAGGAATTCTTCCATAAATTAATTTTACCACTCTTCGCAGTGATAACAGGATTGCTTGGATCAAACTCTATATTTTCTCTAGCGTGTTTTATGTTTTCAGGATCCCAAGTAATGTAATGCTTAATTGGTTTCTCTTGAGAGTACATTCTAAAAAATTGATTAGGATCCATAATAATGCTATCAAATCCTAATGAATTTAAGAATCTTTGAATAATTTCACCCTTGTAATCTGTTTGTTCGTCAATGTCAAAAGTTGCTAAAGCTCCTTTGAGATTATCCATCATCATAACCGAGGAAACTACACCGTCAACAGAACCAGTTGTAAATTGAATCAAATCTTCACAAAGTTGATATGCGTCATCTGAATTCATATAATCTATCAAAATATTATATAGTTTTGAAATAACTGTCTTGTATGAATTGTTATCAGACTCATCCACATCATTTTCATTTAAGAACTCTAATGATTCATCTGTATCATCAACAAAAGTTTTTTCTGGATGTTCTTTATCATTTTCAGAAGTTAAATGAATTGGATTTTTCATTCTTATGTGAGCTGGAATTATTCTTGGCTTATTGGAACCTAAAACGGTATTTTTTGCAATTAGTTCTGTTAAGTATTGAAGACTTGCTACAGTGCCATCTTCATTGAAATAAGGGCTGTATCTTGGATCATCACCATACAAATTCCACAAATAATATTCGTCCTCATCATTTTCGTCCATTAATTGATATTGTAGATCTGATATTTTACCTAATTGATCAGGCCCAGAGCCAGTGTAATTTTGAGTGGCATCTTGCTCATCGCTAGTGAAATAAAATCCTTGACCAAAAGCATTAGATGAAACACCTTTATTAATATCAAACTTATCAAATTCGTGTGTTGTTCCGTGATATACAGGATTTTGTGGCACGTAATAATCTTTAGCCCAATCACTAAAGAATAAACTTTTAGGTTCTTTTTGTGTTTCTAGAAGTTCAGGTTTTTCTTTATGTTCTGGTTTTTCTTTTGTTTTTGGCGCAGATTGTTCTACATCTAATCCAGGAAGAGCTAATTGTTGTGCTAATTTATACCACATTATGAAATAGTGTCCTTTACTTTTTCTACTCTATTTGTCCAACCTTTACCATATGTTGAAGCTTGCTCATCTTTTTGGTATCTGTCTATTTGTTTATTAAGAATAGCTCTGGCAAAATCAGCATCGCCATTTTTAGTCTTTTCTAAAATTTTTCCCAATGTAATAGGACCCATAACTCCAGAAACAGGCTCAACACCAAGCATTTTTTGAACAAACTTTATTGAATCTTGTGGACCATCAGTTAAAGCCATAGAAAGAATTGCATTAGCGACATTCTTTGGCAATTGATCTCCTTTAATCAAATTCCAATATTCTTCTTTGTAAATTTGTTTAGCTATATCTGGAGTAATTTTAAATACATCCCTCATAGGAAGTTTATGTTTTTTATTCCAAGCATTATATGTAAATTGTGTAATGCCGTAATTTGTTTTTCCACCTCTATCTGTTCCTTCGTTAGTTTTACCGCCTTCTAAACCCAGCATAAGATTAATAGATTTATCAAAATTACCTCTAGGAATTTTTTTATTTGTTTGAACTTTGGCTGGAGCTTGAGTTGAAGCTGGAACATTTGCAGGTATAGTAACTTTTTCAACACCCAAAGGAAATGATAAAGGTTTAGTTAATTTTAAATTTGCTTTCGGAGCTGGCTTCTGTTGCTGATAAAGTTTTTTATTATATTCATCAACAGCCATATTATATTCATCAACATCTGAAATTTGAGCTTGTTTTATTAATAATCCATCAATAAAATCAGCCACATCAAAATCACCAAGATCGTCGAATATATTTGCTGCAAATCTTAAATTCATAATTTTGTTCTCAAGATAACTATTTCATCTTCACAATGTATTTTTACCTTTAAAATAAAAAAGAACTGATTTCTCAGTTCTTTTTTATTTACTTAAAAACTACGGTCTACTATCAAAACCTGGATCTTTACGAGTTCCTATCGGGGCTCCAAAATAATCTGCTGCAGTGCCCTTTATGTCTTTACGTTGTTTATAATATTTGTCAACTCTTGGTTTCAAAATTGCTATAATTTCATTCAATAATTTCTTTGAAGGAAATCCAGTTGCGGCACTATCTGCTTTTGCTTTATTCATTGCTCTTTCAGCACCATCACCACCGTTTTCTGCAATCCATTGGAAAGCTTTACTCTCAAGTCCCATTTGACCTGGAGTTTTGTCAATTGGTCTGTCGTTTCTTACTTGAATTGGATCAAAAACGCTTGCTCCACCTTTGTTGCCAAACATAGGAGGATTATTTGCCTCAGAATGCCATTTAGATTTATTCATAAAATCAGTAAGTCTCTGTTGAGCTTTTGCAGAATTTTCTCCAGCAACTTCATCGATTCTTTCTCTAATTTCTTGATTATTATTTCTAATTTTTGTTTGTAAATCTTTATCTTTGTTATAATCTCTGCCAAACATTTCTGATAAAACTTTGTAAACAACTTCATTAGCTGGCATACTTGCTTTTGAAGTTTCAGCGGAAGGTTTTGCTAACCAAGGTGCATCTGCTTGGCTAACTTTTACCATAATATTAGTAATTTCATTAGCTTCATTAAATAAGCCTGAATTGTCAAGCTCGTTTGCAATCTTGCTCAATGAAGCTACAATTGTTTTTCTATTCATTTTTTGTTTTCCTTTGCAAAGGGGGATAAATATTTTTTTACAAAATTTTTGATCTATCACCTTTCTATTCTGTACAAATCTTCTATGCTTAAAAAATCTTGCACTATCCAAGAACCATTTTCCGCAAACAAAATGTACACCCCAATAGCTCGTGGAAAAATGATGAAAAGCAAAAAATACAATGATTGGATCCAAAAAAACATCTTAATCATTAAAGAAAATTTATTACCAGCAACAAAATATCCAATAGAAATAGAAATTCTTATTCTTGCTGATTATCAATGGAAAATGAAAAGCGATCCAGACAATATTGTGAAACCTATTGTTGATCTACTAGTAAGAGCAGAAATAATTCCTGATGACACAAGCAGGTTTGTAGAATCTGTCAAAGTGAGATATTTGCAAGGTTTTGGATCTCCTACCACTTGCATTTCTTATTCTATTGTTGACGAGTAATCTTTTTCTTCAATATCAAATACAAAATAAATAAATTATTCAAAAAAGAAAATAAATTGCCCTTAATTGCATCTTGATTTTCTTGAATAAACTTTTGTTTTCTGTCGTTAATAAAATATTCTTTCCATTTGGCATATATAGATAATTCTGCTGTGGTTTTTGCAATATTTAATATATCTTTTTTCTGAATATATCTACTCAAAGATCTAATTTTGTCTTGCTCGTCTTTCTTAAAATTTTCAGGTAAATCTTTAGAAAAATCTATCTTTGAACTATTCAATAATAAATAATCAGCCCGAATTATATTATATGAATCTTTTATGATATTAAAGGTAAAAGAAAACAAAAATATATTAATAGCAAGCACAATAAACTTCTTACCAATCTTAATTCTTATTTCTTTAAAATTTTCTCTATTATGAAGGTCGATAGGAGAGAACAATTTATCTTTTTTAAGTTTATCCCAAAAACTTTCTTTCCACTCTAAAGGTGCAGACATTTCGTGCTTTGTTCTTATATTCCCAAAATGTCTGTTAGATGAAAAAAACTTTTCTAATATATTTATTAATAACTTGACCATGCTAAATAAAATATTGGAATGAAAATTGCTAATAATGTCAATACAGCCATTACACAAATTATCAACTCCATTGGTGATAACTTATTCTTCATATAAATACCCTCCAAAAGTTATATTCTATTTATTCTGCGTATAATTCTTTTGAGGTAAAAAATGCAAGATAAACATTTTGTAATTGTGCATTGTAAAGAAGATAGAGATGTATTTATCAACAAATTAAATCATCCCAAAACCGTATATCATGTTGGTGGCAATCCAGAACCAGGTGATGTTCCAATTTCTAATAAACAGGGAATAGAATGGATTTACAACACTTGGATTGTAGATAATTACGATAATCTTCCAGAATATACAATTTTCACACAAGCTATTCCAGATGACCATGTTCATGAACCATTAATAGCTTTTGAATCAACCCTTAAGTCTGGATTTGGAACTTTTGCTTATGCAAGATCTCTATACAATCAATATACAACTGACTGGGTAATGTGTCATCCATGTGGTTTGCTTTTAGAAATTCTTGGATTCAAACTACACAATCTTTACAACACCCCAAAATCACTATTTATGTGCTACCCTGGTGTTATATTTTTTGCATCAAGAGAAAAAATTAGAGAAAAACCAAAATCATTTTATGAAAATATGATTAAACTTCATGATGATGAAGCACTTTATGAAGCTTTTGAAAAACAAGAAAAACCTGATTGGTTTTATTCTGATATATTAAAATATCATCCACATCTTCATGGATTGACAAAAGATGAAATTTTCAAAAAAAGAACAGAGAGAGGCAAAGGAAGTTATTTCGGACTTACTTGTGAAGCTCTTTGGTATTTTATATTTGCTGACGAAAAAATGTTCAATCATTTAGATACAGCTCAAGCAGCCTTAGGAAATAAACTATACTTCAATACAAAAAGCCAAAGTTATGATCTAAACTTCAAATTTTTTGTTTTTCCATTCTCATCATCAACACAACAAACTATTATGAATTTTAAACTTCTTGAAAATGATTGGTTTGATTGGGATTGTCCAAATTATAAAAAATGGAGAGAAACTCTTGTAGAAAAAACTATTTGGGAAGGTGAACAAAGAGGATTTGATGGCAGATTGTATTTACAATATTTAGAACAATCTGGATACAAACATATTTCACTGTAAATAAAAAAGCTCCCTATTGGGAGCTTTTTTTATATGCTTCTTGAATTAATTCTGCACCATTGAATTTTATTTTTGGAAGATTATTTACATTATGCCAACTTACACCAACTAAATCATCACCAGCTAAAAGATCACCAGAATAATCCTTTGTGTAATAAACATTCACAATCTTGTCTGGCATATCCATAGTGCGCAAATGATGAATTTTAGATATCTTTAAGTTAGTCTCTTCTTCCAATTCCCTTCTTGCACAATCTTTCTCATCTTCCAAATAATCAACGTGCCCACCAGGAATTTCATAGCCAGAAGATTTTTCACCTAGCAAAACTTTTTCACCATTAAACACAATCACTAAACTAACTTTTTTCTTTGCTGAAATTCGATACCACATAATTAATTTATTCTGGGTGCTTATCTTATGATCTTTCTGAGTCCTTTAACTCATACTGCTTTCCAAACTTGATCCATTTTCTAACAGCATTATCACTTACACCAAACATCCTGCCTGTTTCTGAATACCCTTTTTCTTCAACAAGTTTAATTATTTCTTCTAAAGGCGGTCGTTCAACTTTTCTTCTTTTGAGATGTTTATTTAGAATATTTTCAGTTGACAAAATGTCTATAGTCCAATTCATATCTCTGTAATTTTTCTTTTGAGCATTGTCAGTGAATTCTAAAAAATCCTCATACCAATAAAAAGGAGTAGCTGAATTACATTTTGTAAATCTGAAAACAGCCCCAGCATAATCTATTGAAGGGTATATACATTTGTCAATTTCAGGTAAATAGACTGCATAATAATCAAAATCATCTTTGGCGTAATGCTTTGTGGTTTTATTTCCAGAATAAGTTGAATTATTAACTTTTCCACCAGTAGAATATTTTGCTTGCATTCTAAAACATTTGCCGTCTTTGTAGGCTATGAAATCAAATGGAAGATGTTCTGAAATGGGAAGAAAAATATTATAACCTTTGAGAGTTAGGTCTAGAGTAGTTTTCATAAGGGCAATATCACCCTTGTCTTTTGTGTGATGCATAATAAAATAACCTCAGTGTGATAAATGAATTATATCACACTAAGGTTATTCTAGGTTCATTTTATTCGAACCTTTGATACACCAGGAGGGACTCGAACCCCCGACAAACAGGGTAGAAACCTGCTACTCTAATCCGACTGAGTTACTGGTGCAAAACATTTACATATCTATTATACCACAACTTTACATCTGCGCACTAACGTTTTCAATTTTTTTCTTTGATTTTTCAATTTTATATTCAATTGTTTTGCCAGTGTTCAAATAAATATTCAACCATCGATTCAATTCTTTCAATTGAGCATAAGTCATTTCAAGGCTCTTCTCCTCAAAATTCTCATCAATAATTGTAATCTTGTGTTTCATACGGATAGCATACCACACTTCAGGTATAATGCAAATAAGATGAAAATAATTGATATATATAATTTACCAAGAAAAACCTCATTCCCAGTCCAAGATATATTTAACCTCAAAGATTTTGGTAGAAAAATCTTTCAAATTCAAAACAATATTGGAGCTGATTGGGAAATGTTAAAGAAAAATGTCCCTGGTTTACAAGGACATTTTATTGAAACAAATTTAAATAGATTTTATATTGTTAGCTTGAATGATAAACCATTCATTCTTGTTAATTATGATAAAGTTTTACAGTATTTTACACCATATAGCACAGATCCATCTCTTTATCAAACTTTTATGAAATTATTGATCGCTCATTCAGATTTATCATATTGTCATTTTTCAGCAGACGAAGATTTGAATATTCTTTTACCTGATGAAGATGGATATGACCAACAATTCGAAGACTAAAAAAGGGGAGAAAATTCTCCCCTTTTTTATTTATTGAAAGATACTATACTAAATCTTGGGTTAGCTGAATAATTCTCTACTGAACTCACAAAATGTGGAGCAGAAAAACTTTGATTGTTTAATAACACCACCCTATTAAATTTTGGAAAAATAGGATAACAATAATCAGGGTCATTAGAGGATAATACATTCAAAATACCTCCCCAATCCCATCTCCAAGCATCATTCACATAATAAATGATGTTAATTTTACCAGCATAACCATCATAGTGAGTTCTGTAATGATCTCCAGCATCTAACTTATAACACCTAATGTCAAATTCATCTACTGGAAATGGAGATAAATCTTTCAACATAGGAACAAAATATTCATCAAAAGCTTTCTTGACAATCTCAGAATTTCTCAAATAATCAGAACGTTTAAATTTAGCAGTATAAATTTCACCCTCTTGAGGTAAATTTGGATTCTCACTCTTGAAAACATGTCCATAATGGTCTGGTCTAACCTGATCCATTATTTCCCACTCAGAATTATTTTTATAAGCCTCATTAATTGATAAGGCTAAATCTAATGGCAATACATTATCAATAATTGTATATCCATTAGTGATAAGTTGTTCTTTGTGATCCATTACTTGCTAATTGCTCCAATAAGCATTAAGAAACCAATAGTGAGACCAGAAATCCAAAGACCTGTCATATTGCCTTTTCGCACTAGTTCTTCTTTATTGTCGAATTCTTTACCAGGCTCAGATAAATTAGGCAAGATTCCCAAAGCAATAGCACCAACAATAGGACTGGCTAAAATAAAGGCCCACCAAGCGTATCCTCTTTTATTAGCCCAAACTGACACAAGAATACCAAAAATAAGTCCAATCCAACTTGCACTGTCCATAATAATTCTCCTAAATTATTTTACTCTAGACTTCACTTTCTTATAATAGAAATCCCATAATTCCTTAAAACCATTTTTGCCAATATTATGTTCTATATGATAATCAATCCTTAAGGGTTCTCTTTTATCTTTATCATTTCTAGAATAAAATTTATCATAAAAACGCTCATATTTATGTTTGTCAATTATATCAACACTCATAAATTGCTTATTGAGAGAAACAATGCCAATCTTGCTACCACTTCTCCCAACTAACTGAATTGCATATCTAGTGTCGAAATTGCCAACATTCAAGACACATTCTTTTTTTATCTTGTCAACCCATTCACGTTCAGTCATAATTTATTTTACCTTAAAAACACAATCCCATCGATTTCGATGGGATTGAAGATTATTCAGGTCGGTCGATAATCATACTGTCAAGCATCTTTATCATCTTATCTAATCGATAATTCAAATAAAGAGAAAATGACATAATGGCAACAAAAATAATGCCAGAAGAAATCCAAGTTGCTGTTGTAATAGTCATTTAATCCACCAATTTCGCTGTCTTATTATTCAAAGCTTCAAAGTTATTATCGTAAGACTTCAAGATTTTTTTAATCTGAAAAATTACAATAAATATCAAGACGAACATTATTGCCACTAAAGCAAATAAAATTGATATTAAGATTGTTTCGTTCATAACTTTATTATATCACAAGGAAAGGTAAACCTGAATTTTTATTAGCTGCTCAATGATACAGATTTTGTTATTTGCCAAAGATCATACAAATATTTTTTATCATGTTTGAACTTAACAATAACTTCTTTGTTTTCAGTATATTTTTCTGGAATATCATTATGCCATAAAAGAAATAATCTTCCTTCGTTTTCCATTACAGCACATAATTTTTTAGAATCAATACGCAAACTATCTATAAAATTGTAAATTCGAAAATCGTAATCTTCATCTAATAAAACAAGCACATCTTTATATACATCATATGCTTTACAACGATTTGCATAATTTATAATTGAAACATCTTGAAAAGTGAACATAAAAAAACTTTCTGGAAAATTATTTTATCACAAAGAAAAGGGAAAGAAGCTCCATAGACGAATCAAACGCCTACCCAATCTTTACAAGAGATCCGTACTATCTTTATACTAATGGAGCAAAGGTTCTCCGGTAGAGATTCGAACTCCAACTAAAGGCACCAAAAACCTCTGTGCTACCGTTACACCACCAGAGAATAACAAATTCATTATACCACAAAATAGCCCGTACGGTAGTCGAAACCGTGCCTCAAGGATGAAAACCTCGTATCCTGACCACTAGACGAACGGGCCTTACAGCTAGATTATACCTTATATTGTAGGTTTATCTAGCTTTCCAAATTTTATTTTTTCCCAATCACCCCTACCAGGTTTTTGTATTCCATAAAATTTGCACCATTTATTCACAGCATTATCACTAACACCATACATCTCACCTATTTTGACACAAGACATTTCCCAAACAAGTTTTTCCAAAGTTTCTTTGTCAGGTCTTTTTGATATCTTTACAACAGGTGCATAATTTACTACTGGCATTATTTCTGGAGTATAATGTGGTCTGATTTTATCTTGAAGAGCTACATACTCATCTAATTCAATCATTTCAGCGTGTACTTCAGAGTGGCAATTTGAACAAACTATAATGCATTTGTTAAGTTCTATTTTTAAAACTTCAAATGGTTTAGTCAGATTGCTTGAAATACCAAATTCTTTTTCAAGAGGATCTATATGATGAAAACTTAATGCTGCAATACATTTGTCATAATTGCAAACAATACATTTACCTCCCATATATTCAACTAATTTTATTTTTTTGTTTTTTCTCAAATCGTTTGTACGACATATACCGCAAATATTTCTATTCTTTTGATGTCCCCCAGGATATTCTTTCTGACAAACACGACAGGTATTCATAACAGGCTTTTCTGGTGTTGTTTGGGTTTGCTTCAAATTATGTTGTTTAAAAGGTGAACAATCAAAACAATACAATCGATTTTTAGTCAAAATCAACTTGCCTTCCAAGTGAACTCTGGTAGGTATGGTATTTTCGCACTTTTTGCATTTCTTCATATCAAGATTTCCTTTGGTAGTATTTTTTATTGTACTACCATTCAATGTTCGTTTCAAATTTGATTATACCATATAAAAAAAGAAAATCCCCATACAAAAGTATGGGGACTATAACCTCCAACTGCTGGGATCGAACCAGCGACCGATCGGTTACTTACTACTATAGTTTTCACTACCAGAAATTCTGTTTGTAGTCTGGACTATACCATCATCCTTAGCAATACCTAGTAGGATGTTGTCATTATAGTCTCTGCACCTTCCCTTTCGGGCTTGGCTCAGTGTTGACATATCTTTCGACTTAGTTTTCACTGAATTTCGACAATTTTCTATATTAAATTACTCTAATAAGCTGCTATCAATCCACAGCCGATTGCTCTTCCTCTGAGCTAAGTTGGACCATCATTTATATTATACCAAAGAATATTCTAATCGCAAGCTACTTTTAGAATAATCGTTGTTGCAATTACTACTACGAGTCCAAAGATTAGATCTACTAGTTTTCGTTGTTGTTTCATAATTTATTTTACCTTAGGATTTGTGAGGTTGTCAAGGTATAGATTTATTTGTAGGTCAAGGAGTGTCAATTTCTCATCATCCTTTCTATAGCTGCTAATTTTTTAGTTTTCTCATTAGATGTGTAATAATTTTTGCTAGATTTATCTTGCATCATATGTATAGCTTGCACACATTCTCTAATTTGTGTGGGGTTAGTTTTTTCTTTTTGTGGTTCTGGTTTTATTGCATATCCGATACTACCACTTACCACGATGAGCATAAAGTAAAAAAATATTTTTTCAATGTTAGTTTTCATATTACCCTCCTCTAAATAAAAAAGCCCTATTCATAAAGAATAGGGCTTCAATGCACTATAAATATAATACCTTGCTTTAGGGTTGATTGCCTGGTAGTTTTATTAAGTTATTGTTATATTGTTGTCCAGTGAGCTCGGTATATCTTGCAATTGATTTTTCGTAATAATCAGAATCAATTTCGCATCCTTTAAAGATTCGTCCAGTATTTTCACAAGCTATCATTGTGGATCCAGCGCCATTAAAGATGTCTAATACTGTTTCTCCTTGGTTTGTGTATGCTTCAATAAATCTTTCTAGTATGCTGATTGGTTTTTGTGTAGGATGCCAATTACAATATTCTTTGCTAGTTGTGTGATTATTCTTTTCCCATACACAAGTTGGGATAGTTCCTTGTTCGTATTCTTTTCCAGTTCTAATGTTTACTTTTTGTTTGCGTTCAGTTCTTACACTATCAGCATTAAAAGTAAAAGTTTTTTCTTTAGAGTAGCACCAAATAAATTCGTGTTTTCTAGCAAAGTTTGTCTTGCTTCTTCCTCCCCAATTGTAAGACCAAATAATTTCTGGTTGTTGGAAGAAGTTTGGTAATTTATCTAATATTTCTAATCTGTATCGTAAGAATGTATTGTATTTAAGAGTACCAAAGACGCACATCATCTTGTTTGGCTTTAGTACTCTAGCGCATTCTTTTGACCACTTTTCACACCAATCTAAATATTGTTGATCTGAATTCCATTGCTTATCCCATCCTTTTCCTCCATCAAATCCAATAAAGTATGGTGGATCAGTGAGGATAAGATCAACAGAATTATCTTGCAGTGTTTCAAGATATTCGATACAATCTTTATTTAAGTATTCGTGCATATGTTAATTATACTTAAAATTTATCTTGTCGCTATTAGAATTATCAAATATCCTATGACGCTATATAAGATTACAAATAAAGCATCACGTTTTCTGTCTCTATCGTTCATACTTTCCCTCCAGAAAAATCTTTTATTTCATTGTTAATAAAAGATAAGTGATGAAACCGATTACAAAGAAAACAAACAATCTTCTAACTTTATTCAACTTCTTTTTTCTAATTCACTATTGCAAGCATCGATAAGTCTTTGGATAGTTTCTTTTGGAAGTTGCTTTACAAGTTCTTCCATATTTTTTGTTTCCCAATCTCCGACAATTTTGTTTGCGAAAGGTAATTTATTAATATTTATTTCAGGAACACCAACTGTCTTTTTTAATAATTTTGATAAGATGGACATAATTTTCTCCTTCTCTAGTTGTGATTTAAAATTTGTATCACTTTAATATTATTCTGTTATATTGTTGTGTTTGCTTCTATATGATATTAAGCTTTTGAGGTGTAAAAATGTTTGTTAAATCTTGGAAACATATTTTTATTTGTGAGAGTAATTTGATTGATCCACAGCCAGGTTATATGGGTAATTATCCTGGTTGTCATATGTACGATAATCATCTTAAAGCTCTAAATTTTGCTTTGTCTGATGGTTGGGAATTAAGTGCTAATACTCCATTAGACATCCATAGATTTCTCACTCGTGGCATACCTTATTTTGAGGAAAGAAACAGTTCTGGTCAATATCGCAATGTAGATGTTTACATTGGGCACGAATTATGTCCGAATTCTATATTAATTCCTTCTCTTATGGATCGGTGGTTTAAGTTTGCCAAAGATATAATGAGAGAATCGGAAAGTGGTTCTGTCAATTCTCTTGATGCTGCCCTGTACATTCATCATTTCTTTCAAGTAGTTCATCCGTTTATAGATGGTAATGGTCGTACTGGTAGATTATTAATTCAGAAAATTCTTAATGATTTAGGGCAAGATCCTATCATTATTGGTTACGAAGATCGTTCAGAATATTATGATTCTATTCAATATTTCCGTGATAGTTATTGGGCAAATAATTCTTTAGATTATGATAAGATATTGACAGATTTGAAGATGGGAAATTTACTTAATGACTTTCAATTGTGATCGAATCGTAGTATTTGATCTAGAAGCCACTTGTTGGGAAGGGCGAGAAAATTTTCATAAGTATCGTGAGGTGATTGCTCTTGGGGCTTGCATACTAGATTTGAAAACTCTAGAAATTAGCAAAAAATTCAATGTTGTTTGTAAGCCCATAAGAAGTGAAATTTCTGAATACTGCACAAGAATCACTGGCATCACAAAAGAGCAAGCTGAAAATGGCGAAGATTTTGGTGATATGTGCAAGATGGTGATGAAAGAATTAAATTCAAAATCTGTCCCTTGTGCTGCTTGGGGTAATGATGATGAGAAGATGTATAGTGAATGTCGTGAAAAGCAGTGCAGATATCCTTTTTCTAATGAATACTTAAATATATCTTTGCTCTATAGTTTAGTGATGGGAAAGCCTTACAACAATGGGTTAGAACGATCTTTAGCAGAGTTGGGATTGAAGTTTGTTGGAGAAAAGCACGATCCTTATTGGGATGCTTATAATGCTGCAATTATTTTAAAACATATTGTGGAGAAATGTCGTGAAGCTGTTTAGTCAAATTACCCGTCCTTTGATTGCTCTTAAGTTAAATGTTAGATCCCAAAAATGGCCTGAAGATTATTATATTTACAGGGACGAAGAAAAATTGATGGATAGTATGGGTAATGAATTTTATTACTCTTGGGAAGAATTTATTCGCCTTCATCAACACATCTTGAATAATGCTGGTCCTATTTGGGAGATTTATGAAGAGGTAGGATTCAACAACTTATAAAGTATCACCCTATTAAATCAAGAATAAAACAATAGCTCTCGTTCTAAAAAATAAACCTGGGGAGGGATTAAAATGAAGAAAGCTATTGTTTTATTTGTGTTTTTGTACACATTTATTTCTTGTGCGTTGGCTCAAAAACCACCACAAGTAAAAAATTTTTCTTCTCAAGTAGAATTGTGCTATTGCGTGGGTACTCCATCTAATTATCACGTCAAATTGAGATGGGATTTGATACCTAAATGCACAAGATATTTTGTTTATAGGGTTGGTCAAGGTGTAAAGCCTGATTATTATAAACCTTATGCTAAACTTACGAACAATGAAAATATTTTTATTGATAGAAATGTTAAGTATCAGCAAAAATGGGATTACTATGTTTGCGGTGTAGTGCCATCAGGGTATTTACAATTATCAAACAAATCCACTGCGATAATTCCTTTATTGGTACTTAAGAATCCCGAAGCTCCCACAAACTTAAGATCATTTGGTTTTTGGAATAATGGTGCATATGATCAATTAGTTTGGGATCCTAGTCCAAATGCTGTGTCATATAACATTTATAGATATAGCACAAAAATAGGTTCGTCTAATTCCAATTCATTCACTATTGATAAATTTATTTTTCAAGATGGTTGGACATATACAGTTTCAGCTGTGGATAAGAATGGATTAGAATCATTCCCTTCTAATTTGGCTATTGCTAAAGGTGAATATGCTCCTAATTATAACTTTGGATGGACAACTAATCCTCCTGCAACTCCTGGAAAGTATATTGCTGTTCCTGAATGGAATAATGACAGACCAAGAAACTTTATAAAATGGCAAGACCAACAATCCTATAATCAAAGTTCTGCAAATAGCTACAATATTTACAGAGATGGTGTAAAAATTGTTTCTGGTTTATGGTCACAATATTTTATTGACACAAATGTTTTGTCAGGAAAAACTTACAGATATGTAGTTGCTTCTGTAAATAGAAATGGATTCCAAGAGCAAGAAACTTTCGGACCAGCAGTAGATATAAATACAAGATTTGGTCCACCTCAATCTATTAGTACACCAGTTAATATTACTGGATTTACCCCTAATGATGACAGTGTTGTTGTAAAGTTTGATCTTGTGCCGGGAGCTGTTGATTATAGAGTTTACGTTGAGAATAATCCTAATACAGCAAAGTATTCATCTGGCTACAATATGGTTGAAATGAATGGATTAGTAAGTAATCAATCATACAACTTGATTGTAGAAGCTTTAGATAAATTTGGTCCTTATCAACAAATAGATGGTATGGTTGGTCCTGGTGCTAGTGGTCCTAATGGTGAAGTTCATGCTGGTATTAATGGCCACGGTGATCCATCAAATAATCCAATAGTTCTTACAAAATCAGCGCCTTATAAAGTACACACTATTCAAAGAACATTAACTGGAGAGCAAGTTTTCTTTGATAACTTTAGAGATTTCCAACCTATTGTTCAAATGCCTCAAAAATTAGATATTGTCGCTCAAAGATTTGGTGGTCCTAGTTGGCAATATTGGAATAGAAGCGACATTATATTAAGATGGTATGAAAATGATAAATGGTCTTTCTTTTTAGATGACCTTGATACTAGTTCTTCAACTGTATTCTTAATGGGCTCTCACTTTATGGATACAATTTATGATGGAGGGACGCTTGGACTATCATCAGCTCCACCACACGTTAGCAATGGTGTAATGTTGATGAGTCCTAAGAAAACTGCAAATATAGCTGGAGATAAAGTTCTTCACCTTACATTTGAAGTTGATCCCCATTTTAGTAGTAGAAGATGGTGCGATATTCTTTTATTACCTGCTGGAGAAACTGTTTATTCAGGTAAAGCAGCAGATAAAATTGCTATGAACACAAAATCTGGAAAATTATTCAGATGGCAAATTGGTGCTGGTTCTCATAACTTAAATGTTGATACTGGCTACAATGCTGATGGCTCTAGAAAATCTTATAATATTCCAGTCAAGTATGCTGATAGAAATAGTATATGGAGCTATCCAACACCTTATAGAAGAGTTGATTATAAGACAGAATACAAGGTTGGAACATTTGTAGTTAATTCTATTACTCAAAGTGGTAGTGAATTGAATGCTAAATTATCATCCAAATTTATTGATGGAAGTAAGTTTCCAGCATTCAATTTAGAATCTAATTATTCTCCAAGATCAGGTTGGATTAGATTTGGTGAATTTGGTGGTGCTGCTGAATATGAGTGGACACCAGAAACATTCAAGCTTATAGATGATATCAACTTTACTTCTGAAAACTGGTGGACAAAGCAATCATCAAAAGATTCATTGAACAAACTGATGGATGCTTATTGTGATAATCGTTCAGGAGCGATCATTTATAGATCCACATTTAATTCATTGTCAGGCAAATATGAAGGTGAAATTTTCTTTAGGCCTAGTGTTGAAAGAAGAGACTATCCTTTAAACAGAACTTGGCAAGGATTAGATAGAAGAGTTCAATTTGATTTATATGTTTCTAAAAATAGGGTTGTTATTACAGAAGATGGATATTTAGTTGCTGATTCTCCATTGCCTGTTGATTTCCCATTTGATGAAATAAACGTCAACTTTGCTCACTTGATCTATCACACTGGATTAGAAGTATTTGAGCAAAAAACTTATCAACCAGACAATTCATATTGGATTAATTTCAGACCTTTTGCCGATGAAAGACACTGGGACAATATGGGATTTGAAGTGCTTACGGGTTTTCCAGATGTGAAATTGTTATAAATAGATTGTTCTTCTGATTAATGAACTTGTAAGAATTTCTTACAAGTTCATTTTTTTATTTGACATATTCAAAAAGTGTGATTATACTTATATCGTTGGTAATTACAACATAAGGATAAGACACATGTCAAATCAAAGAATCAAACAATGCGGAGTAAAATTTCTGTCTGAGTACACCGAAGGCAAGAAAGAATTCAACGCTTCAGAAATTTATGGCGGTTTGCGGATGATAGCTATCTTAGAAGCATCTTTGCTTTCAGAAGAATCAAATCTGCCTGATCAAGATATTAATAAATCATTTTATGATTTTTTCAATCCATTTGTAGAATCAGATTGCAATGAGTCAGAAGATGATAGTGCTGAAACATCTACACAATCAACTGAAGACAATTCAGAATCATCTCCGCAAGCGGTTGCAGAATCTGAAAAAACTCGCAAAACCAGATCTGTGTGGACTAAAGAATTTATTGCAGAATTCAAACCAGAACTCAGAAATTTTTTCAAAGCAACAAAGCAAATTTCTCAAAATGGAGTTTTTGAATTTTTTGAATTGAATTTTGGAAATAAGCTTAAAGATTCAGACAAGTTGAAAGAAGGCAAGGGCAGAGAATTTTGGAAGAATAAACTTGCTGATAATATTCATTCCTGGTTTGCCAAGCAAGAAAAGTGCTTGAGATATGTAGATGGGGTTTATTACTATAATGAACCTGTTCAGAATCTTCAAACTTCAATGGAAATGTAGATTGAAAAGAACTCACAAGAAATACTTGTGAGTTCTTTTTTTATGGTATTATAAGATATGGATAAATTACCTAAAAATCAAAAATATTATTACGATGTTGAAATTAAGAAAGCAAAGTTCAATAAAGCTGCTATGAATTATATTGATCCAGGTGAAGATTATTTACCATATTCTGTAGAGAATAAGCATATAGGAAGTAGTTTTGATAGCTTTCTTAAGACGAATAACATAGAACTTAAGAGAGATATCAATTGGGCTGTTAAAATGTTAGGTCATGGCAAAATGATGTCAAGAGAAGGCAATCCAAGTCTTACATTATTTCCTAAAAAATATGATCATGCAGAATCTACAATCACTACTGAAGATCTTTTTGCTGAAGATTGGGTGGTAGTTCCAAATAAATTATTCAAAGATGTTTTGGACGATTTAAATGCTGGAAAAACAATCAGGCGTAAAAGTTGGCATCCTGATTGGGGTGTTGGTAAATATGCTAGATACGGCAAGATTATTTATTTAGATTTAATTGCAGATGACTGGGAAGTTGTTGATGTCGTAGCTGAAGTGAACAGTGTACAAGAAAAAATTCTTAAGGACAGAAATGAGCGCTGATAGATTTATTTATTCTGAAAGCTATATTCGTGGAAGAATTTACAGTTATCTAAAATTCAAGAAATATATGAAAGAAATTTCTGATATTTTTTGTGAAGAGTTTCATTTGGATAAAAGTCAAGTTCTTGGTGTTAATTTATCTGAAGATGGAAAAACTGTTTATTTAGATTTTGAAGATGGTGAAATTGGTTTTGCATCTGAAATGCTATGGGATCAAAATGTTAGAGAAACCTTTAGAAAAAGTTTTGAGGTTGATTGATGCTTTCTATTCCAACACAGGTAATTGAAATCTTAAATTCTGGCCATATTTTGTGTGTGAAAGATGATAAGAATACCACTTATTGGAGATTTCAGGATAACAAGCTTCAAAATAAAGTGAAACATCAATCTGGTGAAACTGATTGGATGGAGATAAAATTTCTTATATTACCTATGGAAGCAAAATATACCTTAAAGAAAGTTAGTCAAGAATAAAATATGAAAACTGAAATTATTAACTGCGACTGTGGATCTCATTCTCTTCATGTAAAAGTTGACAAAGATTATAACTGTGTCAATCTTGGCTTATGGCTTTATGGATTTCACAATGGTAAGCTCTCTTGGAAAAATAGATTTAAGATTTTATTTAATGGCTACACTGATTCAGATTTAATCATTTTACACAAAGAAGAATTACAAAAGTATATCAATGTTCTTCAAAAAGCAAATGAAGAACTTGAAGAACTTACTCCAAGAGAGCGAACTATCAGAGCATTTGAAAAAGAAACTGGTATGAAGATTGAGAGATAGTAGAATGAAATTTACAGAAGTATTTGATGCTTTGATGGAAGGTAAACCAATCACAAGAACCTCCTGGGAAGATAAATATTTATATTATGACAAAGAAGATAAAGCCTTTGTATATCATTACAGCGAAGATTGTGAACTTTGGACCTGGAGTCTTGATTTAGAACATCGTGAACTTATAGCTGATGATTGGGATATAGATTTTTGGGACACTGAAGAATGAAAAAAGAATTTACATATTTTTGGGATAGATTTCAAGAAATATTTTCAAATGGTTGGATAGCAAATGAATACACTGAACTTTACACTGAAGATTTAGTTTCTCTTTCTGATTTCTTAACCAAAAATTATCCCAGAGATTTATCTTTGCCCAAAATATTTGCTGTTGGAGATGATGTCATTTTAGAATGGAATATAAATAGTAATGATTCTTCCCTTGAGATTAAGATATGGAGTTTGCAAGGTTTATGGCACAATTTAAATCACGACACAGGTGAAGAAGAAGAATTTACTATTGATTTAGTTGATGACAAAAATTGGATTGAAATATTTAATAAAATAAGAGAAATAACTGGTCCTTCTCCTTGTCCTCCATTTGCTGCTGAAATTATCAGAGATTTCAATGAAGCTGTTGAAAACGGTGAAATTATTCCATAATGAATTGAGAAAAATATGAATTGGCAAGAAGCAATAAAAGCACTCAAAGAAGGTAAAAAAGTTCGGCAAAAGTTTTGGTCAGAAGGCTGTTATATTTTTATTGGTAAATATAATACAATCGAATTATCAGGTGAATACGCAGCAGAGGCACATCAACATCTTGATATTGTTGACGAAATTGCCAATGCATTTCAAGAAACTTTCGATAATAACTGGGAGATATTAGAATGACAGGTTGGGAAATTATTAAGCTTATCAAAGAGCATAAAGCTACAAGAGTAAGAAGAGCTGGCGATCACAAAGTTGCTTTTATGGCTGGTGAATTTTCTTCTATAATCAAATGGTATCCTATTGAAGTAAGTAATGATTATGGAGAACATTTCAACAATTTTTTTGAAATGCATACAAAATGGTGTTATCAATACACAATAGAAAATTTTATCCGTGAATTGTTAGCTGATGATGATTGGGAAGAATTTCAAGATTGTGATTGTGAACATTGTTTAAAATTCAAAGATCAATTACTTTTTAAAGACGAAGAATAAAATGACTAAAGAAGATTTGAAATGGAGTTATTGCTGGCATTGTAGAGTTAATCAAGCAATATGTCCAGAGTGTGGTAAATCATGGTGTGTTTCTGATTGTGAATGTAAATGCGACCAACCTGAATGGAGAGCAATTAGAGATGAAGTTTATAAGAATAATGAGCGACCTGTACTACCTTCTTATGATGATATGATTGAACAAGAAAATCATTTCTTACAATATCAATTATTTAAACTATTTCCACCAACAGAAAGTGATTATAAATTTTTTGATGAAATGAAAAAGAAATTCATAGCAGCGTATCCTCACTTAAAACCTGAAGGATATATAGAAAAAGCAACAGATATTTTGGGTGAAGATCCTGAATCAAATGTAGATTATGCTTTTGATGCACAGGCTGAAGTAAATATTAAAGATTAGTAAGGTTAATTATGGAAAAAGTTGTCATCGGAACAGTAGATTGTGGCAGACACGATTATTGGAAAGTAAGTTTAGATCTTCTTGACCAATTGAATATTTTTGATGCTATTTCAGAATATTCTTATTTAGGAAATAGTGATAGTCCATTGAATGAAGATGGTTATGCTTATCTTGAAATTGATTCTGATTGCAGAATATTTGACAAAGCAATGAAATTCTATGGTAAGCAATATGAGCTAGATTTCAGTGATTTACAGAATGAATTTGACACGGAATATGATGATTACCGGGATTGGCTTGATCAGTTAGATGATTTTGATGTAGAAATTATTGATAGTAAAGGCTATACTATTGATAATGTACCAGAAGATTTATCTGCTGTTTTGATGGATGAATCTGACGATGATGAGGAAGATGAGGAAGAGTAATGTTGAAAATAAATTTTGATTTATTTTATGAACTAAAACATGGTTCAATAATTTCTAACACAGATAAAAATACTGTCAAATATTGGCGAATTTTTGATGGAAATTTAGAAATGAAAACTATAATTTCTAATCAAATACAGCAAGATTGGCAACAAGTCGAAATGTTGACACTTCCTATAGCTGGAAATTTTGAAATTGTAGAAAGATTTCAGAGATTTAATAATGGATGAAAATAAGAAAAAGCGTTTGGAAGCTGCCGGATTTCAAGTTGGATCGGTAGCAGAATTTCTTGATCTAACACCAGAAGAACAAGCAAAAATTGAGAATGCCATTATTAGAAATGGAAAACCAATCGGAGTTTGTGAATGTTTGGGAAAAGGCAAAGAAAGTTGCAAAGGTAATGGTTGGGTGAGAGATGGATCTGGATATCAAAAGTGTCCATATTTCCAAGAATTCAGTAAATAAAAAAAGAAGGCTTCAAGGCCTTCTTTTTTTGTGATATAATATATATTATGGAAAACAAAATTGACGACAACAAAGCTGCTGGACTTTTTTGGTATGTTATTGGTTTGGTTGCTGTAACTCACGTATGGCGAACAACTGGAACATTACCATCAGATTTTCTTTTGGGTGCCCTTTCTGTTTGGTGCTTGCGTAATGGTATGGATTATTTTTCCAAAGCTAATAAAGAAGAAAATGAGTAAAGATGATGAGCCAAAAAGAATCAAAATCGACCCAGAAGAAATCAAAAGACTACTTGCAATTATCTATAAAGCCAGAGGCATTAAATAATATTTGCTTTAGTGTCGCTGAAGAGTGTTATAAAAATGGCACTATTGAATTAGAACGACATAAAAAACAAAGATTTGAGAATGGCTTTGATGACACTGAAACCTGGCATTTAGATCGCTCTATGGCATTATTTATCATTCCTAGATTGAAAAGATTTATGGAAGTTAATAATGGAATTGCAAATGGTGAGACTGAAGAATCTTATGATGAAAAGATGAGATTTATTATTCAAGCTTTCGAAAATTATTATGCTACAGATAAATATTTCAATTCAGTAGATATTGAAGAAAGAAAAAAGCTTACTGATGATGTTCGATTAGCGGTAGAATATCTTTCTAAACTTTGGTTTGAATTATGGTGGTGATATGACTTTATTTGATGGTCTCGCAGGTAATACTTATAGAATTGAATCAATATGTGGAACTGTCAGAACAAGACTTTCTGAATTAGGTTTCAATCCTGGGTGTAAAATAACAATCCTCAACAAACAACATTCAGATATGATGGTGGTGAATTGTAGAGAAAGTCATATTGGATTGAGAAAAGAAGAAGCCCAATGTATTCATATTGAACCTGTAAAAGATTAATATGAACTGGGATGAAATTAGACAAAGAAAAGAAGATTCAATTCGAGAAAGCACAGGTAATCCAATGAGTAAATCATTTGAAGTAAACGGAAAAATTTATAATTCATACACTGAATATTCAAATTCAGATGAACATAAAGAATTATTAAAAATTGAAGAAGAAGCTTTGGAACAATATGAGCAAAAAGCCAAAGAATATTTTCAATCTTTAGATGTTGACAATCAGCATTTATTATTCTTTCATATCACAAAAGTAATTTTTGAAAATTATTTCAAAGATAATGGTTCTTATAGAGGTTTGCTATACGATAAGTTTGGTTTTGGACCTGAAACTTATGGTCTTGGTATGGATAGTGGAATGTTCACTCTTCATAATTCAATATCCACACCTGCTGAAAATGAAGAACGATTTAATGCTTTGATGAAATTTTTGAAACTTGAATTATCTAAAGAAGATTTGAATTCTGCAAGAAATATTTTTACACACGGATTTGATAATAGCGCTCAAATAAATAGTATATTATCAGGACAGCAAGTTCTTAAATTCGAAGACCCTGAATAATCAGGGTCTTTTTTATTTCTTCCAGTATATTATTGGTATGTGGTATTCATTCATTAAACAAGCAATTTCAAAAGAAGAAGCAGAGCAAATTATTCAAAATGAGCTTCAATCTAAATCTTATATAGATCCAGCAACTGATGACGCAGATACAATCAAAAGAAAATTGATTGAAAAATATGGATCTGAAGAAGAAATGGTGTCTGTAATCAATTCAGAAATTTCTAAAATTATGTCTGAATTTGATCAATCTAGTCCATGGGTTAGTGGATCAAGAGAAACCCACACACATTTTAGCACACCTTATGAAGCATTTTATGTAATGCCTGATGGTTCTGTCACGCCTAATTTAAGATCTCACGTAATGTTTGATAAATATTTATTATCTAGATTAGGTGTAAATCCAGAAGCTTTAAAAGACCGATCTGATAGACACGTACTTTCTGAACTTACTGGTGCAATGAGAATAAATCTAAACAATGGTAGAGCTAATGCAACAATTTACACTAATCCTACCAGACAACAATTAGATTGGCTTAAGAGAAACGATATAACCCGTGATGAATTGGATATCAGAAGAGGTACAGAAGTAGAATATGGTGATGAATCTAGCGCATTGTCTGATCAATATTCACAAGTCGTTGAAAAATTATCAGAATTAAATGTAGATGAAATTTCTAGAAAATTAGAAGATATGCAAAGTTTTATATCTTCTGTAATAGGAGATGTCAAAAGCAGTTATGATGAAAATTATCGTATGGTAAATACTGCTGAAAATCCTAATAATCTTCCAGAAGAACAAGTAAAAAAACTTACAGAAATTTATATGAATTTAAAAGATGTTGGAACTAACCTTTTCAATATCGAACAATTGCTTGAATCCTAATGACACAAGAGGAAGCATACTCTTATTTCTTTCCTGAAATAAGAGATAATGGACAAGAGTATTATAAAACTTGTTTAATTTATGCTTATCCTGCTACCAAAAATCAATATATAGAAACTTGGACTGCTGATGGGTTAGAAACTACAAATTATGCAAAAGAAGGCGATTTTGTAGTGAAAAATTTACAAACAGAATGTCAAGAAGAATATATTGTTCCCTGTGATATGCTTTTTAGCAGATATGAATTTTTCTATTATTATGATCAAGGAGCAATATATATACCAAAAGGCCGAATTATCGCTTGCAGATATTATGGATCAGAACTCGAATTCGTAGCAAAATGGGGCAGGTTAATGTCCTTAAAGCCTGGAGATTATATTGTTTCTCCATCTCCTAGTTACACTGAGGTATACAGGATTGCTTCTCAAGAATTTTTTGAAACATACGAAAAACTGATTGTTCCAGAATAATCTTAATGTAGAATAAGATTATGGGCTATACACTTTTAGTTTTTGAACCTGACATCAAACATCATCCCAGTGCCGAAAATGTTTTGTGGAAAGGACAAGTAATTCCGCCATCAAACTATAGCTCAATTATGCTCATTTTACTGCAAGATATTCTTGAATTAAATAATCGCAGAACAATGAGTGAATGGGAAAAAATCCTTAGAGAAAATAGCTTTAAATACGAGCTTAATTATGACCACGAATTTTGCAGAGAATATATAATTGAGGATAAGCCATTAGTTGCTTATAGTTTTCAATTATTTATGTGTGATTTGCAAGATGGTCTAAATAGATTGGAAATTACCAATGAATATATTTTGCCAGTATTATATTCATTGAATATTGCAAAGAATAAGTCTTATAATCCAGTGGCAATAAAAAGAAGAATTGAAACAGCCCTGGAATTAATTTCTATTTCTGATCCAAAACCAATGAATCTTATAATGATTGGTCAATTAAATTTACTTAACAAACTTGCTGACCTTTGCATTGATTATGAAGTTGACGTAAAATGTACAATTGAAGTGAGAGCGTAATTTTGCTTCGGAGTGTACAATATACATATGAAGATTCTATATATTTCTGTAAACCAAAGATCACAGCAATTTCCTTGGCTGACTGATTATCAAGATGACTGTTTGCTTCTTGGACTAAAGGAGCTTTTTGGCGACGATGTTGTTGATTGCAATAAGAGATTTCATCTTTACTCAGATTATTCTGATGAGCAATTAGCCACTGAGTATGGCCGTGGATTTACGATTTGCAGAAATATCACTTCTGATAATGCAGATCGTGAGGATATCGCAAAGAAGATTCGCAACAAGTATTTCGATTATGTAATTTACGGAAGCATTTGGCGTTGCCAGGATCATCTTCAGCTAGTTCTTGAAAATTATGATAAGAAGAAGATTGTATTTATTGACGGAGAAGATACAAATATGTTCCTTGAAGAAAGAGTCAAGGATGGTGTAGTTTATTTTAAACGAGAACTATATCCTGACCAAAAGCAAATGTATCTTCAAGAATATATGCAGCATGTTCTTCCAATTAGTTTTGCTTTTCCAACTAATAAAGTAAATTCTGGACAAAAGAAAGAGCGTAGAATTGCTCACAGTGATCCTCGTGATCGTAAGACTTATGTTTTTAATACTGAAGCTGAATATTATCAAGACTATATGTTCTCAAAGTATGCTTTCACTATGCCAAAGGCTGGCTGGGATTGTCTGAGACATTATGAAATTATGGGGAATGGTTGTGTGCCTTTGTTCCCTGATGTCGTAAACTGTCCAAGATATTCTATGATGCGTTTTCCAAAAGCATTATTGACCAAGGTTGCATTCTTTGACAAGAATGATCCAAAGTGGCTTGATCAGAATTATGAATATTTCCAAGCTGAAGTTTTAGACCATATGAAGAAGTACAATACAACTAAGGCACTTGCTGAACACGTAATGAAAGAATTATCTTTAATCAATAAGTAAAACTAAAATGGAGGCATCACATTCGATGCCTCCATTTTTCTATAAAATTCTTTTCAAGAGCAAATGTGTTTTTCATATATTCTTCTTGATTCTTGAATGTCCCGTGAGATCGTTGCCCATAATGATCCACTTTAGACGCTGCAACCATTCCGTGTTTGCAGCCTTTTTCTTGCAATCTCATAATTATATCGTTATCTTGGAAAAAGAAAGCAAATTGTTCATCTAAAGGGAAGAGCCAATCTTTCACTTCTTTCTTCATAATCCAGCACCAGCCACAGAAGTTGATAATAAGTTCAAAACCAACTCTTACCATTGTTTCTGGTGTATATCTGTGTTTGATTTCTGCTCTTGGAACGATTCCATTTTGTTGTGTTGGTGATCTAGGAGAAGCAGTGTCAAGTTCGTGCTTTATCATTGCTGCTTCCATTTTCACCCACCAATCTTTATGAAAATTGACATCGTTATTTACAATTGCAATGTATTCTGAATCACAGTTTTCGATTGCAATATTTAAATATGTATTGTAATTGAAATCAACTGGTGGCTTAAGATAAAAATTTACGTGCTGATAATCCCAATCTCTATCTTTGTTTGATTCAACTAAAACAACATTGAAATTTTCAGAGCCTATTGAACTATAAAGAGAATCTAAAGCATTTTGAGTCATCTTGTAAATATCATTATTTACAGTATTGGTGAGCATAATGAGGCTAAGTTTTGTCATAAAAGTATTATAAATAAAAAACCAGATCTATTGATCTGGTTTTTGTGCTGTACGATATTCTTTAAGATTGAAAGATTTCTTTTTTCTTTTCTTATTTTTATTGTATTTTGAATATGCTATTGCCCAGGCAGTTGATTCCCTGTCTTCCTTAGATTTTTCAGGATAAAAATCAGGATCATCTAAAAGTGTATCAACTAAATCGTGTACTGGTTTTGGCATTACAGTTTCTTTACAGTTTCATCTTTTCCAAAATTGTACTGATTGATTTCAATGGCTAATTGTCTTCTTAAATCTTGATAATCTCTATATCTAGGATTTTCTTCAAATATAATTTTCAATTTGTCTACTGCATCGTTTGCTGCTGTCACATCATCAACTTCTAATGCAGCTCTCAATATTCTAGCTAATGCTTCAGGAGTATTAACAACAAATGCGCCAGATGACAATTGTTGACCACCTTCAGGATGAAAAGCCAAATTGTATTTAAGATCTAAGTCTTTGAGTTTATCTTCAAATTCAATTCTTTCTTTTGGATCTAATTCATTACTTCTCATCAAAGCAAGAATTTGGAGTCTTAAATTTTTCCATAAACTTTTATGTTGAGATGGATCTTCTCTTTCTATTTGATAAGCAGCATCAAACAATTCACGTACTTTGTCACCTCGTTCAGTTCTTGTAGGAGATTCAAAATGTGTTTGACCTTGCTCATCGTGAGTTGTTGTAAGTGGACCATTTGATTCAGACGGTGTATCTGCTACTCCTGTAGGTGGTTTGACATCCAATCCACCAACTTTATCAAACAATTTATCTAATGCAGCTTTTTTGAGTCCTTTAAGCTTCGGATTGAGTGAATTTAAATATTCGCTATCTGCAATTTTATTTACTTCAGCTTGAATTTTATTGTGATTATCTGTTGTGTAATAAGATGATTCATTTTCTTTTTTATAATCGCCTATTTTAATGCCCAATGCTTGCATTGCAGCAAAAAACAATAAATCATTAGCTGTGCTGATTTTCTTTATGAATGGAATATAAGAATAATTAAATTTTTCGTAAGTTTTTTGTGGCTTTTGTTCAGTGTCAGAAGGCTTACTTACATCTGAAGGCTTGGTTGATGGTTTAGATGATTCTTGTGGTTTTTCTACAGCTTGAGCGTCTGACATATATTCTGCAGCTTTGACACGAGGATCATTTGGAAAAGATTCTTTTGCAGCAGCAATTTCTGCATTTTTAAGTGCAACTAAGGCTTTTTGAAGTATTGCACCTCTTTTCGTACCCAGCATTGTGTTGAATCTTTGGCTATACTTTTGTCTTTCTGATTGTGACCAGTTTGTAAATTCATTATATTGATCAATGGGCTGTCTGTTTGCACTTAGCCAATTTTTCTTTGGACTATCTTCATTGGCATCATTGCCATCATTAAGCATTTTCATGTAAGAAATAAATTCTTTTATATAGCTTTTATTTTTAAATATAGAATTGTTTAAAAATGCTTTTGCATTTGAAATGGAATCAGGGTAATAAAAACTTTTATGTCCATAATTGCCAAACATCTTCAGAGCGCCCAAATTTTCAAAAGTACCCCAGTTTGATGCTCTTGCAGAAGGCTCTGGAATGTTTGTACTTCTCTCGTAATCAGAATAATTTTCTGTTCTCTGAGCAAAGCGCTTGTTGTTGTATATTGATGAGTTTTTTTCCATAGTTAAAAATCAGAATACTAAACTTGATATTGTTTAGTATTCTGATACAGATTTTATTCTTCCTCGTATTCAAATCCGAATTGCTTCAGATATACCCAGCAAGGATCGTCGTCAGTAGGAGGTGGTTCTTTTCCACCAATAAGAGGAATTACTTCTTTTTTGATGAACTCTGCAAATTCATCTAAATCAAGATTGTATTCAATATACTTTAGCTTTCCACCAAGATTAGCAGAACCATCTTCAGCAATAGTGAATTTATTTGGCTCATAAACAAATAAGCCAATTTTGTCATTTATTTTTACTGAATAATCTGATGCAGAATTTGGATTTGCCATAGCATAACTATAGCAAGATAATTGACGAACATATTTCTGCAATGTTTTTTCTTGAATCTCACAAGTTTTAAAATCAATTACAGAATGAGTTCCATCGGCAAATTTCAAAACACCATCAATTTTTCCACGAAGAATAATTTCAATATCGGGATAATCTGGATTTATTATAGGTTTACTCTTCACCCATTGATCTGCTCCAGTCAATACTGCATCAGGAAAAGAAGGATCAAATTCTTTCATAGTCTTATCTTCACAGCAAACTTTTGTCAAAACATCAATAACAGTAAAGATACGAGGAATAATAACTGGAGGACGTTTTATGCCCAAATTGTACTTCTGATAAAATCCCCAAGGACTATCATCAAACAAGAATGCTAAATCTGATGGGCTTAAAAAAATTGTTTTCATTTTTTGCCTTTTTTGTATAAAGATACAAAGATGATACCTTGTCAACTTTCAGATATCAAGAGTTGACAAACTCAATTTATCGGGTATCATAATAAAGATCAAGGGATCAGAAGGATATATATCAAATGGACGAGTCTACAGACGTTTCAGCAGTTGTTAGCGAAGAGCAACCAGCAATTTCTCATGAAGAATATCTTGAGTTAGTTTCTATGCGCCAGTCATTGCTTGAACTTAAAGCACAAAAGTCAGATGTTCTCGAGTTTGTCAATGTTGCTCAGCAGTATGCAGCGCAACTTCAGCAAGCTCAACAACAATTGAATGCTATCAACGAAGCTCTTACCGAGAATACCACAGCACTTCAAGAGCGAATGAAGGAAATTGTTGAGCCTCTCGGAGTTTCTGGTGAATTTACAATCACTGATACTGAGCCTCATTTCATCGTAGCTAATTCGTAATCATTGTTATAATAAAAAAAGCAGGCTTTACAGCCTGCTTTTTTTTATGTCTTGATAATTGGAAAGAAAGATTGACTTGTAATAAGCCCTACCCTGTTTGATGATAAGTCAATCGGAATATCCCATAATTTAGTAAAGAAAACTCTTTCTCTTTTTATCTGCAAATAATCGGAAACACATTCAACAAAGAAATCATTTAATTTCCACAATTCGGCAGCTTCTTCAAGATAAGAAATCATATTCAAAGTTTGCTTCAAATATGATATATATGGATGATTTTCAAAGTCTTCGTTGTCTCTGAAATCCACAATTATAATATTGCTCATACACTATTCCTTGATTGTTTTATTTTTTTTCTTTGCTTCCTTTATTGCTTCCTTTTCTAACTTTTCATTTCTAAATTGCTCTTTTGGATGTCGGTATCGATAAATTTCAACTTCCACTCTAGGGTTTTCTTTATCGTAATTAATCATATGTGAATCTCTGTCCATCCAATGAATCCACATATCATCAGCAATAATTCCGTGCTTTTGGATGATGTCTCCGTGAGCTTGCTGATAACCACATTCATCACCAACTATCCAAGAGTCTAAATAAACTTTTAATTTGATTCCAATACCAAAATCAATAGGCTGCAATTTAAATCTTTGCCAAAAATATTCACAATATTCTTTACAATGCAATTCATATCTCTCATAAAGAGCTGAAGGCAAAATTTTGGTGTATTTCCCCCTTCTAACCACTCTTTGAGAAGTTTTTTTAGTTGATGGTCTGCCTGGAATAGTGAATGATAATATCAATGTATTATCTGGTAATTCTTCATATTTCTTTTCATCTTCACAAGAAAGATGAAACTTTAAAAAATCTTGCATACAAAATTTGTACAGGTTGCTAATAAGATCTTCTGACAAATGTATTGAAACTAATTCTTGCAGTAGTCATTTGATTAGACTTCATATCCATTTCAATTCTTGGTAAAATTAAATAATTACCAAAATCGATAAATCTATGGCCTCTATAACTGTCAATCAACCCCATGCCTATAGAGTTTTGAAATACATTGAAACTGCCTGGCGCTTGATATAATCTAAAATTCTCAAATTGAGATGGAGGTATGGAAATAATAGCATCTCCTGAAATTGAATAACCTGTTATAACAAAATCGGGATTTGAATTACCATTATAATAATTATTTCCAATATTTGTTTTTTTATCACTCACCACTCTAATATTGATATTTGCTTGAGTCACTGCATAGAAATCACCAAATATCCTAAATCTAAAATCCCAAAATTTGACTGTTCTTCCTAGTATTCTTGCTTCTTCAAAATTCTTTTCAGCTGTTGATTTTGTAAATCCTAAACTTTGTGTTCTTTCAAAACCTTGTGGATAAATGCTTGTTAATGTCACTGTAGACATTACATCAGAAAAATTAAGTGAAATTGATCCGCTATCTATAAAAAATGGCAGATCAGTTTGTTCAGTAATTGGTCTTGAAACAATATTTAAGTTTTCAATAATTAAATCAAAAATATCATAAATGCCATAAGGTGGAAGATTCTTATTTGCATCTGCTACATTGATATAAGCATTGTCTACTACTTTCAATTCAGCATCAAGATCTTTTAATAACAAAATAGGACCTGACATAGTTACTTGGTGTGATGGATTATTTACATCTATAATTCTGTTAGCAATATCACCTTGAATAAAAGATTTATCTTGCACATCTTGTTGTAAATTTTCATTCCAAGAGTCAAGTATGTATGTTTTATTATTAAGTGTAATAGCATAGTAATTTGCTAATAATTCTGCTGACAAAATAGGCATTACAATCTTCCGTATCCTTTGAAAGATATTTCTGCAGTCATCAAATTATCGCCCATGGATAAATTTATTTTATCTTCAATGACCGCTTGACCCAATCTTAAGTATCTTGTACCTACAAGCAATGAAAAATTGGAATATGTAACCACTTTAGAATTATAAAGATCTCTTAGTAAATTCCAACTTCTAGCAGGAACTGTTATTGTGCCAGCAACTTCATAACCTTGTGGTGAATAAATAGGATATTCAGATTCTGTACCTGCAAGATACATTTTCGAATAATTTACAGATATATTGATTGATCCTGATAAAACTTTCAATATTTGGTCATTTTCATTAGTAGCATAAAATCTACAATCATAATTTTTAGCCACTCTAGCTAAAAAATCATAATTATCAGGAAAAGCATCAGCAAATTGAATATGCTCGAATAATTGATCATAATATGCATTGTAATTCAATGAACATCTTACAGTATTTCCTATTTGCAAAGATGCTGAAGTAAGCAAATTTTTGGGTAGCATGTACCAATAATCTGGATTGTATAAATTTGCTCTAATAAGTGCGAAATCATCTATCAATAAATCCAAAACATCTTTGTACCCTGGATTATAAGGTGGAATGACAACTTTTGGTACAGAATTGTCAATAGCGTATTTTGCTTGAGGAATTTCTATTAATACATCTGAACTTAAAGTACTGGTCATAGTTTTGCCATTAACTGACATTACGTGAACTCCAGCGTCTCCTTGTATTAGTTGCTTATTCGAAACTGCTCTGGAAAGTTCAGTTGTGAATTCTTCAGCCAGAATAATATTGTTTCCATATTTAAGCCAATACCACTTACCTATATGATCAGATGTATATATTGCCATATTATAATTTTTCTGGGTCTGGAACGAATCCAAAAATACCTTCATCTATTTCTGTTAGTAATATTCTCAATTCACTCAAGTCGCTAGAAATTCTTTCACTTTCAATTGCATTCTTGAGTTCTTCAAATTGTTGTAATTTTTCAGCGTGTTGTTTTTCAGCTAAAATTTCATCAATTCTTGTTTTGAATGTTCTTAAAGGTGAATTTTCCAAAGTAATCAAGTCTCTTTGGTTGGCTTCTATCATTCTTTGAGCTGACATCTTTTGTTCTTGTGATGCATTAGGACTCAAGATTATTCTTGAAGCATTATCTATATTGCTCTTGATGCTTTCAACATAGTCGTGATGCTCTTTTATAGTTTGTCTGTCAAACCCAGCTTTACCAATAAATTCTTGTCTAGCTTGTTTTAGAGCATTTTGTAATTTGTAATGTAAAATTGCAGAATCAATTGCACGAATACATTTTCTTTTTTCATCATTGACAATCATTTTGCTATATTCTGGATTATCAAGATTTGCTTGTAATTCAAAATCTACACTATTTTCAATCATCTTTTTGGCTTTACAGAAATTATTTGATGTACTGCAGCCAGAATATGTGTAAATAATGCTCTTTTCATCTAACTTTTGAGCTATTGAATTGAATGGAATTTTTAAGTCTTCTTCATCAAAACTTAATGCTTCTGTACCAACAAGATGAGCTAATGTAGAATAAGTTCTCTTTTTCCATAATGTTTTAAGCTTATAAACATCCCCTTCTCTAACTTTAGCTCCAGGAACAATAGGACCAAAAGTTTTCATCACTTGGCCAGTTGTCTTGCTTATTTTGTCTGGAGGAGTGTAGACATTACCATCAGGATCTACCCAAGGTTTACCTCTATCAACAATTGTTTTAAGTGAATCACTATCATAACCAAAGTATTCACCAACAAACATAACTTTTGGCTTAATTACTGGTTGAAAAGTAATCGGATCTATGTATTCAAGAACATCTACATACACCATAAAATCAATGTCAAAATTATTTGCATTCGTTGGGCAGTCTGTAGGAATAGGTACTAATACTTGGTAAGGAATTGCATCTATACCAAAATCTTTTCTTAAAATTTCAATAATTTTTGCTTCTTCTGTGGATCTTGTAGTGAGTCCTAATGAATCATAGTTTGGATCAGGATAATGATTTGAAGATGCCAATGCCTCATATAAATCTAACAATCCAATTTTTCTTAAGTCATTTCTAAAATCAGTAAGATTGTATTTGCTTACAATCCTATAATAAAACTGAATTGCTAAACCTGCTTGATCTAAAGCCAATTCACTGGTATGTATTAATTTACCTAATCCTGGACCATCATAGCCCTCTTGAATAAATTCATAGAGTCTATCTAGTGCATATTTGTCCTTCAAATTTATTTGAGAACGTTTGATAGCATCCATTCTTCTATCTATATTAAAGGGAATATCTTTCGGTCTTTGGCCAGGGAAATTCTCTTCAATATATCTTATTTCTGATTCTGATAAAAATGGTAATCCGGTATTAGGATCATTTTCAGGGAAGAAAATTTGATAAAACTTACCTCTTAGTTCTGGATTTTTAAAACCAGCTTGTCTTATCACTGCTGGAGTTTCAGACTTTACTTCACTTAATAAACCAGCATTTTTGACGATACTAAATAAATTAAATTCAACTGGATGATCAATTAATTTCTTCCATCTTGATATTTCTTCTTCACCCATTTTTCCAGAGAGTGCAAGAACTTTAGTCCATCCAGTATCGCCTTTGACATTAGTTTTTTTGACTAACTTTTGTAATTCTTCATTTATTTCTTCAACACTTTTTACAACACTAGGATCTGTAAATTTAGAAGGTAATGGTTCTTTTGATGTTTTTCTTCTATCTGGAAATAGAATTTTCAAGGCTTCTACAGGTGAATTGGAAATCATCACAGCTAAATCGCTGTCATCTAAATTAGGTATTTGCAATGCACGATTTCTAATTTCTTTATATTCTTCTATGATTTCATTAATTTCTTTTTGAATCTCTTTTGAAATCCAAGTTTTAATAGAAGAAATTTGATCAGGATCTTGATAATCTGGTAATTTTCCGAGAATTTGAGTAGCTTCAGGTGTGTTTCTCTTTCCAGTTCTACTCAACTCAATCAATTCAGGAATAAATACTTGATTGACACGCTCTAATAATTTCTTGATAATAATTTCTGAAACTTGATTTCTATCTAAACCTGTTTGTTCTAATTGTTCCTTGATGGTACAAGCTGATTGAATAAGTGTCGTGATATTGCTTCTATATTTTTCAAGGAACTCGAATTGTTGTGGTACGCCTGTTATTTTTGTTTCTGCCAACAATTTATAAGCAGCATCGATTCCAATTTCTCCAGAGGCTAATTTTTCACCAATTTCTCTATCAAGATATTCAGAAATATAGGCAGCTTTTTCTTCAACTGTTCTACCCGGAATGTCTTCAGGAGATACTTTAGTTGATAAATCTGCAGCTGATACGTGTTTTTTTAAATTGAACATAAATAAGATCCAAATTAGAGATATGATTACTTTTCTTTTTTAGGAGTTTTCAGCCCTTTATATCTAGAATATTAAACTAGTTTAATGTTAGTCCTTGGAGGGTTTAACAATGGCGTTATCTCTTAAACTATATGCTGTGATCAAATGTTTGATTGCGGCTTTATTCTTTTTAAATTCTCAACAATCATCTTATTTGTTATACTTGAACAATCCAGAAACAATTAATAAGTCAGGAGTGTTGCACGACAAAAAATACACACAAAATACAAGAGTGAGATATTTTGTTCATTATAAAAACGGAACGGATAAACCACAAAAGTTTTATATGAATTCTGATCTTAAGGTGAAGTCATTGAAAAAATCTTTCAATGCTCATTTTTTACCAGATAGAGCGGGAGCATATTCAATAAAAAATTTCTTCACAGCTAAACAAACTACTGCTCCTTTGAATGTTTACTGCAAATTAGATCCAGAAGAAACTATATCTGGCATAATTGAGGGCGAATTTCAGCAAAATGACAGGGTTGTATGTAGATTAGGTGTAGAGAACAACCCAATAAATTATCTTGATGTTTTGCAGTTACATTACAAACTAGAAAAATCTCTTGATGTTTATATGAAAATTCCATCCTCTGTTGTTATCGGAGAAAAGATAGAAGGCACAGTTTTAGGTCAGTATGGTTCCGATATAAAGCTCACTGTAATCCCACGTAAATCTGGAATTATGAAAATGTCTTTTTCTCCTCGTGGTGGTGATGGCTTGCTTGTATTTTCACATAAGGGTAAAATTACAATGACTGATTTTGTATCTGTCAAGCAAGAATCAGATGTATTGTATATCAAGGTAGAAAAGAATGTGCCTGAAGTATTTACATTTATTCCTATTGGCGGATTGAATTACCCAATAAAGATAAATTTCAATCTTTATGACTTTACTGACAAAAATATAGCATAGGAAAAAAATATGAAAATTAAATATAAAGATGGGACATCTTATGACGATGGACAGCACCCAGCATATCAGCCACGAGAAGTTTCAGAAAAAACTAGGCCTGGTGTTGCTGGTTTGATCGTTGATGAAAAGACAGCTGAAGAACTAACAAGAGCTGCTATGGATGAACTTATGGGAGTTGATAGCGATTCCCATAATATGAAGTTTGAGAAGATGTATGTTGTCAGAGATGGGCAAACAATCGAAATTGAAGTTCCAGTAGATGACATTGATCTTCTTGATGATATGGATGATGATGACCTTACTGAAGAAGGCGAAAGATCATTGGGAATTATTGATGCTAGTTTTGATACAACACTAAATGAATCTGCAAGTAAGAAGAATCGTGATCGTATGGCTGTGGTTGATGTTGTTATGACTAGCAAAGAAGATCAACCAAACATTGTCTGTCCATACACTGGAAGTTCAGATGTTTACCAAGTTGATTCTTCTACTTGGGCTAGCTACGAAACAGACCAACCATTTTTAGTGCG